AACCCGCGACGCCCCGCCCGCCGTGTGGCGTGGCGAGGCGCAGCGCACGAAGGAGGGGGAGTGATGCGCAACACGTTGCTTTTGCTGTGCGGCGGCGCGCTGATGCTTTTCAGCGGTGTAGCGTCGCTCGTGCTTGCGTTTTGGCATGCCGACAAGACGGCTGCACGGCTATGGATTGAGTACCCCGAAACGTACACGGCGCTTACCAGCATTGCCGTTGCGGGGCTGATTATGATGATCGTCGCAATCAATACAAAGGATTAACCCCATGCCTAACCACCCGTACCAAGACCCGCACTGCACGTACTGGACAGACGGCGATCCCGCCGTGCCTGTGTTCCAACACCCCGCCGAGATGGAATGGATGCTCGCCCTATTCGAAGAGCGCAAGCCCAAGCGCATCCTGGAGATTGGGACGTATTTCGGCGGCACGCTGAAGCAGTGGCTCTACCGCTGCCCACGCCGCGCCACCGTCGTGAGCGTTGACCTCTATACGCTGGCCTACGCCGACAACCGCGACAAGTACGCAAAGTGGGCCAGCGGCAAGCAGGCAACGGTGCATGTCATCGCTGGTGACAGCCAAGCAGAGGCAACCATCGAGGCGGCGCGCAAGCATGGCCCGTACGACTGGATCCTGATTGACGGCAACCACTACTACGGCCCCGCCTCCAACGACTGGCGCAACTACGGCGCGATGGCGGCACCGGGGGGCGTCGTAGTGTTCCATGACATCCTCGACAACCGCGAGGCGCACCCGGAGATTGAAACAGCGCGGTTGTGGGCAGAGATCAAGGCCGAACACAAGACCGACGAATTCATTCAGGGTAACGGGAAGTGGGGCGGCATCGGCGTGGTGTTCATCGGAGAGAAAAAGCCCGCCGATGATGAAGAGGAGGGCGACGGTATCACCGCCGAACAGCATGCCGCTGATGGGTTGGTGTATAACTGGGAGCATTGACAAAGGCAAAGGAGGGAGAGGATGACGAGGCGGTTGTGGATTGACGGCGCAATCTATGAAGATGCTACGGTAGTGCAGGAACCGGATCAACGCGGGCGCATGATCCTCCAGATCGGCCCAACGCTGATCGAATGCGTGCCGGGTCTGATTGACGACAAACGCCCTGATACGTTGTTCATGTGGGGTATCCTTAAAGCGTACCCCGAACTCACCGAGGCACAACGGGCGTTCGCAGCGCATCACGGTTGGGACATGACCGAGGCGCGGTACATGTGGGACAACTTTGAGGCAACGCGCCTCCCCGGCGACGTGAGTTTTGCATCGTTCGCTGCCGGCTACGAGGCTGCTGCTAAAGCGCTGAAGGCACAGATCGCTGATTTGGAGGACGAAATCAACGAGCGGGATCAGATAGCGATGGAGCGCAGTGAAAGAGACTAGCCGATGATCTTCCACATCCTCACCGCCTGCTCACGCCCCGGCAACCTGCCTGCGTGGGCTGCTGACCTCGTGGCCGCCGCCGCCCTGAGCAGTATCGATCTCATTTGGCATGTCGCTTTTGACCTCCAGCGCAAGCACATCGGCGGCCAGGACGTCAAGAACGCCATGATCGATAGCATCCCCGCCGACGATCCCGGGTGGGTCTGGATCGGCGACGATGACAACATCCTCGACACGGCGATGCTTGAGGCGCTTGTGTCCTACGCCGATCGTGATGATGTTGACGCGGTGATCTTTGCCCAACGCCGAGGCGGGGTCGTCGTCGCGCCGTGTGCCGTCGTTGACCGGGTAGACGCGGCGCAGATCGTCGCCCGCCGGCGGTTCATCGGTGACACGCGGATACCAGCGTGCTACAATGGAGACGGGCAATGGATCGCAACGCTGGCGATGCGCGGCGGGGTGGTCTACGACGACCGGGCGGTAACGGTCTATAACGGGAGGGGGAGAGGATGATCGTCCTCACCATCATCGGGCAACTCGCCTGCGCCGCGCTGATCTTCGTCGGCATCGTCCTTGCCGTGTATGCGTCGCCGTGGTGCGCGGTGCTGTCCGTTGTGGGCATTGGGGCGTTGTTCCTGAGTGGGCCAGCAGGAAGGAGGAGGGGATGAGCCTAAAGCAAGCCGCTAAGACCTACACGCAAGTGATGGAGGCGCTGAAACAGGAAGGCATTGTTGCGCCTGACCAAACCGAAGCGCAGCGTAAAGGGGCGCAGTTGTTCGCGTTGTGGCTGGCTTCACACGGCGCAACGCTGCAAGCGACGGACGCGCCGGTCATGTCGCTGAAGGTGCTGGAGGAGAGAGAGGGATGAGTATCGATTGCGGGCGTTCATCATCCAGACGAGGTATTGATCCATGAGCGATCTTATCATCGGCTTCATCGGTGGAGGCGTCGCCGCTTCCCTGACGCACTTTGTGCTAGAAGTGTGGGTCAAGCCGTGGGTTGCGGAGCGGCGCACTGCGCATGCTGCGCGCCGTCGAGAACGTAGGTTTAATGCCATAATGAAGGCATTAGGAGAAAAGAAGCCATGACCAAAGGCCGCACCACCCCCCCGCAGCCCGCTACGCTGCGTATCGTCGGCCCGTCGGACATCGCCGCCCAGGAGGCCATCCCCTACAGCCTCGCCGCGTGCGACCTGGCGCTGTGGTTGTTCTGGCAGGCTGCCCCGATGCGCCCTAAACTTACCGAGGACGGCTCGATCATTGTTGGCCCCCTGAACATGTTGGTCACTCGCGTCGCCGATCACCCCACGACAATCAAGTACGTCTTGACGGCTATTGACACCGGGCGTATTCTCGGCATGGTGGTACTCGGCGCAACCCACGAGGCGACCCACGTCGGCTATGTGCCGATGGTTGACGGCGCAGACAATGAGGCCATGCTTGCCGCATTTCGTGAGTGGTGCGTGTTCGTGCGCCAGTTCGCCGCTGATGCGCTCAAGACGCGGCCCGTGCCGTGGGGGATTGATGTAGCGATGGAGGTGGTGAGCGATGACACGCAAAGAGCAGCGCCGTAAACAGCGACGGCGGGCGCGGTGGAAGGACGCGTTGCGGAAGCGTCCGTTGAAAGAAATCATGCGTCACGGCACGCCGACGATGCGCGGCAGCGCGCCGATCATCATCTTTGGTAGTTCAGGCGAGCGCGCAGATTGACAGAGGAGGGAGAGGGATGGACGAAATAGACGACAGGTATGTAACACCCGAAATCGAGGCGCTCTTGCATATCATCGAAGAGAATGTTCGATTGCGTGAGAACTATGACACGCTCAAGACGGTCTATGATCGCCTTGAGAAGTCTAACGATGAACTCGGTAAGCGCTTCGATGCGCTCATCGCAGAGATTAAAGCCTTGCGTGCTCGTATCGCTGAGAGCGAAAGAGACGACGCAGATGCCCCGGTGAGCAAGGTTGAGACCCGCACGGCTGCGCCTGTTAGGCTCATTGGAAAGCGACCAACACCGTAGTAGATTGACATAGCGTTCGGCGATATGCTATAGTGATACCGTGTAGCGGGGTGCGGTTACTTCATACGTGCCGCCTCTGCTTCATTCACAACTGAACCGCAGCGCTTCCGAGGCTTACCGGCGGCGGGCATTGCTCACACGAGCAGCGCCCGCCGCTTTTTTGTGTGCCTATGAACCCCGAAGACGACACCCCGATCCTCCCAACCGATGACACCCCCGACGCGCCCCCGGCGGCATTCCGTGTGCCCATTCTCTCGGAGGTAGCGCGGTTCGCCGATGGCTCCCTAACCGACGCAGCCGGCAACGGGCGGCCGATCCATGCGATGCGCGTTGGTACCTGGACAGACTCCTTTGGGCGGGAAGTGACGTTCACCCCTGAAGACCTTGCCCAGATGGCCGAGCGCCTCAACGCCGCCGCCGCCAAGCGCAAGCCGCCGATCACCGAGAACCACAACTACGGACGGGCGTTCGGGCGCATGGTGAGCGCGTACACCAAAAACAACGACCGCAATCTGTTCATCGTCCCCCGCTGGAATGCGGAGGGGCGGCGGCTGCTGGAGGAGGAGGTGTACGACGCCTTCAGCGCAGAGATCGACATGCGGGATGGCATGTCGATGATCGGCGGCACACTGACTAACTACCCGGCGGTGCAAGGGCTGAAGCCCGTCACCTTGAGCGCCCCGCCGCTTGACGATATGGCACCCGTGACTACGGAGGAACTCCCCATGGCCGAAGAGCCAACGACCACCACACAGAGCGCCCCGGCTCCCGAGCCGGTGGTGACTCCCCCGCCCGCCCCGCCGGTGTCCCTTGCGGACGACCCGGCGACGGCGCAGCAGATCGCTGCCTATCAGCAGCGGATGACCGAGTACATGCGCGAGCAGCACGCGCAGATCATGCAACAGGCTCAGCAGCAGGCGCAGCTTGAGTTTGAGCGCTGGCGTGCACAGCAGGCCACGGAGCAGGCGATCACGGCGTTTGCGCAGCATGCCACCACGCCGACGATTGAGCGCCCCGTCGCCCTGGCCTACACCGCTGCGCAGGTTGCCGACATCCTCACTGGCCTCTCGACCGAGAAGCGCACCGCTGTGCAGCAGTTGATCACCGACGTGATCACCGGCAAGGCAACGGTTGCCTTCGACAGCGTCGGCGCTATCGGCACGGGCGAGGAGAATCCCGCAAACCGCTGGCAGGCCGTCGTGAGTGACTTCACCAAGGCCGGTATGACGCGCTCGCAGGCCATTCAGGCGGCCATTCGGCAGCACCCCGATCTCTACGAAGCACAGACCCGCGTGAAGGGAGGCCGGTAAATGGCTACTGCACAGAATGGCGTAAGCGTCATCATCAGCGTTCCGATTGCGGGCGACTTGTCGGCGTTCCAATACTACCCCGTTGCCGTGACGACTGCCGGTCTCGTGACGACCATCGCTACCACGGCCACAGCGGTACTCGGCGTGTTGCAGAACGCGCCGGATAACGTCGGCGAAACCATCGCAGCGGTGTGCATCAGCGGGCCGTCAAAGTGCGTGGTGTACAGCGGTGCTATCGTCGCAACCGACGCGCTCGGCGTAGGGACGGACGGCATTGCAACGGTGACGACGACCGACAATCGGTTCATTGTAGGCACGGCTATCGACACCGAGGCCGACACAGGCGAGAACGCGATCATCGAAGTGATGGTTGCCCCGCGCCGCTATTAGGAGTGTGACACCCCATGAAGCCTACCCTTAGTCAAGTTCACATTCAGGCGGCGCTCAGTGACCTGTCCGTCGCCTACATGCAGGAAGCGCCATCCGTTGCGGAGCGCCTCTTCCCCCGCGTCAGCGTCAGCAAGCAGTCGGATTACTACTTCGTCTGGTCGAAGGCCGACATGTGGCGGCCGGAAGCCAAAAAGCGCAGCCCCGGTACGGACTTCGCCCGTATGGGCATGGGTCTGAGCAGCGAGCCGTACGCCACGATCCAGTACGGCCTTGAGTACCCCATCCCCGACGAGATCCGCGCCAACCAGGACGCGGCGATTGACCTGGAGATGACGGGCACGATGACGCTGGTGGATCAGCATTACCTGCGGCAAGACCTCGATTTTGCCACCGACTTCTTCACATCCTCGTCCGGCTGGACAGCCGGCACCGTAAGTACCGCATGGAGCACCGTCGCAACCGGCACGCCCGTCACCGACATCATCGCCGGGGCGCGGGCTATCCGGCAGGCGCTCGGCGCGTCAGCGCGGTACCGCCTTGTCGGCCTGGGTGGTGAGAAGATCCGCAGTGCGCTACTCACCAGCGACCAGGTGCGCGACCGTACCAAGTACGTCATGGCGCAGACCGCCAACGCCATCGAGCAGACCCTCGCCGGCGTGTTGGGCCTCGACGAACTCATCATCGACGGGCGCGAGTACAACACGAAGAAAGAGGGCGTCGCGCCGGTCTACGCGCCGGTGTTTGACCGGGGCTTCCTCATCGTGGCGCGTCCGATTGCGCCGGGCCTGAACACCCCGTCGGCGGGCTACACGTTCGCATGGGACGAAGGCGGCCGGGGAGATATGTACATTGAGATGTACCGCGACGAGATCAAGAAGCAAGACGTGTTGCGGTCGGTCTGTCACTACGACCAGAAGCAGGTCGCCGCTGATCTGGGCGTGTACTTCAACAACGCGGTTGCCTAATGCACATCTTCGTGGTACATCCGGGCGCGTCGTTCAGCACCAACGATGTCTATGAGGGCATCGTTGCGGGACTGCGCGCCCAAGGCCACGACGTGAGCGAAGGCCGTCTTGATCACCTCCTCGCCTGGCACGGTGTTGCGATGCAGTACGGCGTGAGCGTCGGGGCATTCGACCCGGCAGTCCTGCGCACCGATAGCGATAACAGTACCGTGTTTGCCATGAGCGCGGCGCACATCACCCGCGCCGCCACGATCATTCGCCCCGATCTGGTGCTCGTTGTGTCGGGGCACAACTTCGTTCTTGCCGACGTGTTAGCCATGCGCCGGGCCGGGCTGCGCACGGCGGTTGTCTTGACCGAGTCGCCCTACTTTGGCGAGATCGAAGCCGCCATAGCGCGCTGCTATGACGTGGTGTTTACGAACGAGCGCAAGGCCACGACCGCCCTACGCAGCGCTTCAGGCGACGAGGCGCACTACCTAGCCCACGCGTACCACCCGACGCGCCACACGCCCCACGGGCCGTATGGCGAGGCGCACGACGTGGTATTCGTCGGCTCCCTGTTTGGTGAGCGTAAGACGTTGATCGAGGGCGTCAACTGGCAGGGCATTGACCTACTGGTACGCGGCATTGACGTGGAAGGCAGCGGGCGCATTGACCTCGTGGACAATGCCGACGTGGCCGCGCTGTACCGCAGCGCCAGGATCGCGCTGAACATGCACCGTACGACCACGCTGGCAGGCTCCGGTATCCACGTCGCCGCCGGTGAGGCCGAGAGCATCAACCCCCGCGCCTATGAGATACCCGCCGTCGGTGGAGCGCTGATGGTGTGTGACGATAGCCGCCCCGAACTATTCGACGTGTACGGCGAGTCGGCGGTAACGTACCGGGCCGGTGACAGCGCCGATCTAGAGCGCGTCATCCGCTACTACCTTGACAACGAACCCGCCCGTCGTCGAGCCGCCGACGCCCAACACGCCGCCGTAGCGCCGCATTCGTGGGCCGTGCGGGCGGCGCAGATTGTGGAGGCTGTATGCCGTTAAGCGCAAACGCCTACGGGACGGTAGCGGAGGTGGAGGCGTATACCTCGCACCTTGTTGAGGAGGGCGCAACTTACAGCACGTCAACCCGCCCAACGCTGGCGCAGGTAGAGCAGTTCATCGAACGCCGTAGCGCGTTGCTGAACGGATGCCTCGCAGAGCAGGGCTACATCACGCCGGTCACGACGGCTCAGGCGAAACTGGTGCTGGACTACTACGCCGTCATGGGCGCGTCGGGTGACTGCGAACTGTCGATGCGCAGCGCGGGCTATGACGCAGAGGACGGCAACCGACGCGAGAACAAGTTTCTCAAAGAGTTTGAAGCGGGCTGCGCGTACATCGCTACCGGCGCGTTTGCCGCGTTAGGCGCGCCGAAGAGCGGGGCATCGTCACCCATCAGCGGGCTGTACGTCGGCGGGCGGGCCATGGGCGGGCAACCGCTGCGGCCCATCTTCGGACGTACGGGCCTCGGCAACGACCCGACGCGCAACAGCCCACGCCGTGAGCCGCCGTGGAATGAGGAGCAGTAATGAGCGACAAGGGTCAGCAAGTACCAAGTGTAGGCCGTGTGGTGCATTTCATGTACGGTGATCAGCATGTACCGGCGATCATCGTTGTGCCGAAAACAAACGAACCTGACGAGGTGGGCTTGTTTGTGATGACTATGGACACGCAATTCACTGCCTACGCGCTCTACAGCGAGAACCCAAAACAGGCGACATGGCACTGGCCGGAATACGTGCCTACTGTCAAGCCGCCTAAAGGATCGTAGCAGTGGCCGTTACCTTCACCATCGACACTAGCGAGATTGACGCGGCTGCGGCTGCGTTGCTCGGCCTTGCAGAGCCACGCGCCATTGCGCCGCTCGTGCCGACGCTGGACAGCATCGCCCGCGACATTGCCAGGGTGATGGCCGTCTACCCGCCTGAACGCCCCGGCTCGTCATACGTCCGTACGGGCGACCTAGGGCGCGGCTGGCGTGTGGAGGATGGGCGCTACCTCGAAGGCGGCTACGTGGTTACGGCATCCAACGCGGTGGAATACGCGCCGTGGGTGCAAGGCGACGATCAGGCATGGATGCACGTCGGGCGATGGGACACCATCGGCGACGCAGAGAAGGAACTCACTGACCCGGCGGCTGAGCAGATCGCCGACGCGGTACACGCGCTGTATGCACAGGTGGGCCGATGACGTACGTTGCGATCGAGAACGGGCTGCTGAGCCTCGTACTGTCCTACAGCGGCGGTACGGTGTTCACGGCAGCCCTGCGCAACGCCACACGCGGCGACTACCGCGCCCTTGACGCCGCCGGTACGACCGTTGCCGCCGTGATTGTGCAGGCCGCTGACAGCACCTACGGCTACACCGCTCCCGGCGGGCGAGGGACGCAGGGCAAAGAAATGGCGCGTCACCTCGTGGCCGTTGACCTGTTCGTCAAGCGTGGGCAAGCCTTAGGCGGTGATGGGGTTGCGTACAACGCCCTGTTAGCGCTACGGGACGGACTGGTAACGCACCTGCGTCCGTATCCGCGCCTGAACAACGTTTCAGGCGTCAAGATC